TAGCTAGTAGTATGCTTGATAAGGGTGGATATAGTGAGGATGATTTGGAAACAGTAGATGCTGGACCCGATGATGAGGAAAAGCCAAATGTATTTGGTAAAGGAAAGGGAGCAAGTGTGTTCCCAACCAAATCAGAACCGAAAGTAAAACCTACTCCAACTACTTCTGGTTTAAATTTAAAACCTGAAGAAGTTTCCAAAAGAACAGCCGCTTTAGCGCAGGTTATTCAAAAAGATTTTTCTCCTGAATTAAAGAAAACGTTAGGAGATAGAGGTATTAAAACTTTGGTAGGTGGATTTGAAAAAATGATATCAGGCCAAAATGTTAATACACAAGAAAAAGATTTATTGCAAAAATTTGTAGCATTTAAAGATAAAGAAGGTGAAGCTACATTATATATTGCAAATGTAACACCTGGTGAATTTAAAAAACATAAAAAAGTAGAATTTGGTTCTACAAAAAGAGAAGCTTTAAAACAACTTACTCAGTCATTTGGATTACAATCTAAAAAAGCACAAGAAGGTGCGTTGGGTAAAAAAGAAGTTGTTGCAAATAAAATAACTAAAGCTAGAAAGACAATTACGGCTGAAAAAAACAAAGATGGTTCAGTTGTGTTAGAAGGTGTTACGCATAAACCAATTTCAATACCAAAAGAAAAAGAATTGGCTTTGGAACTTAATAAATTGGGTATTCCAAATGCACAAATAGAAGCTAAGACTGCAATTGCTGCATTGAAAAGATATAATAAGCAATTGGAAATGATGACAACTGCTGGTAAATTTGAAGCAGTTGATTTTGGAGATACTTCCACACCAGAAGGTAGAGCAAAAACTTTTGATAATGTTAAAAAATTATACACAAGTAAATTTTCGGAATTATTTCAAAGAAACGGCGCAGTAACAAAAGAACAAAAAGTAATTTTAGATAAATTCAATAGTATTAAATTCAATCAAAACGGAAGTAATCCAAAATTTGAAGAGCAAATTGATGATGTATTGAGTTCAATGACTATGAACAAAGATTTCAGAACGGCTGTACCCGATTTGTTGGAAGTATTAGTATTTTCCAAAATGTTAGGTAGAGGATACCATGCATTTTTACCATCATCTGAAACATTTAAAGTTTCCGATGTAATTGCATTTAAAGAACCAAATTTAAAATTACCTAAAGATGGTAATATTGCAAAATCAATAGCTGATAATTTTAAAATGATTAAAACCTCTATGGTTTTAGTTGGTGGACAAAGTGTTAAATTTGCAGAAGGTGGAGCTGGGCAGAGTGATTCCAAAGTAGAACAAACTGAATATAAACATCCTGAAACAAAAGTAGTTTTACAAAACTTACTAACTACGCATCAATTTGTATATGGTAAAAGTAAAGATGGAACATACCCACCATCTACACAAGATGTTGCAAAAAGAGAAAAGCAAATAATGTTTCATTTAGATTGGGCATTGAAAAACAATGTTATTTCAAAAGAAGAATATAAAAGTATTTTAGCAACAGCCGATAAGCAAGCTGAAAATGCTTTTCAAACCGCTTTAAGAAATGGTGTAGGACCATTAAGTAAATCGGAACAAATAGAATATAAAAAATTATTAAGATTACACACATTATCAGGTGCGTCTGTACAAACTATAAATAATAATGATACCGATTTTAATTACTTTTCAAATGAAAGAAGTAAAGTAAACGAAAGAACTGGCGCTGTTGTAAATGAAGAATTGGATGGGATTATTAAAAAATGTTGTATGGGGTGGTCATATAATCCTGGATTCAAATTTGGTTCATTTGGTGGTAAAAAATGGATGACACCAAATAACGTAAATCCATCGCATATTATATCATGTGATAAAAAGAAAAGATAAAAAATGAATACACAACTTTTATGTTTGTTTACATATAGAAATGAATTGGATACATCTTTAGAATTTGTATTAAAAAACTATACGCTTATTAATCCAAATATATTTGTATTAGAAAGTAAAAATACTGAAAATGATTTGTTTATAACATACAATGTGGAAAAGGGTTCTGCTCCAATAGATTCTCAATGGAAAACTATATTGGTTCATAGAAAGAAACAATCAAATACAATATATACAATTAATGCTTTAAACGAAGTTATTAAATCTAAAACAGGTGGTCAATTAGATACATCATATCAATTAGATTGGGATGAATTTAGAAATTGTATTATTACCACATCCAATTACGGATATAAAAAAATTCCTACAAAAGTTTTCAAAAATTTAAATTTATCTAATTTGTAATTTGGAAATTCAAAATTAATTTATTATATTTGTTGAAATAAACAATTTAATAAATTATGAAGGATATTTACCAAGGACCAGTTTACGAATTCCTTATAAATGAAAGTTTAAACAATAGAATGGGTTGGGGAGGAAATGCCGGAAGTATTGATGGTATTTCAGATTATGACCTAAACAATTCTAGACGTGGTACTACATTTATGAGAGAGTTTCTCAATGCAGAAACCCCATTTACAATTTTAGAAACAGGAACCAACTATGGTTCATTTAGTTACGTTCTATATGAAACTTTAGAAGATTTCAAATTATTTACATGCGATGCACATTCTGATAATCAATCAATGCGATGTGTAAATTTCATTAACGAATACTACGATGATAATAAAGTTTTTTATCAGAACATTAATAGTATTCAATTACTTACTCAATTAAATAATACGGGAGTTAAAGTTGATTTAGCTTGGTTAGATAGTACTCACACATACGATATGCTATTAGAAGAACTAATGTTAACTAAATCATTAGAAGCTAAATTTATTATGATTGATGATTTTTGGACTCAAAAGGAATTACAAAATGCAGTATTAGATTTTGTAAGACAAAATGGAGAATATAGAATTCATTCTTTTTCAAATATCAGAGAAAACGTAGGTTCTATTATAATCCTTCAAAGAGTTGAAGCAGATAATTTAAATTTAGATAAATAAGTTATATGAAAGAAGAAACAGCAAGAGAACATTGTGAACGAATGTATCCTGAAATGATGGCAGAGTTTGCAAAAATTCAAAATGAAATGTATGAAACATTTTGTAAGAAACAAAGAAACTACGGACCTGGTAATATTTCGGTAGGTACTGCGTTGCAAAGTAAAGAAGATATTAAACTATCCCTAACAGGTCTTTGGTTTAGAATCAATGATAAGGTTCAAAGATTAAAACAATTAGTAGTATTAGGGCAGCCGGATGAAGTGGGAGAATCGGTGCAAGATACATATGAAGATTTATCTGTATATGGTATAATTGCCCAATTGGTGAGTAGAGGAAAATGGGCAAAATAATTTGGAAAATTAAAAAAATAGTTGTATATTTGATACAACAAAAGATAAAAAGGTTATATTTAGATATAGGTAATATCGATATACACCTCAACTTTAAAAACAATTATTAACTTTAAAACAAAAAGAAAAATGGACATTTCATTAGCCTTGAAACGATTCAATTCGTTACAAAACACTTCCAAAAAATCAGATTCACTTTGGAAGCCAACACCGGGAAAACATCAAATTAGATTAGTTCCCTACAAGTTCAACAAAGATATTCCTTTTATTGAACTATTCTTTCACTACAACATTAACAACAAAACTTATCTATCTCCAATTTCGTTTGGTAGACCTGACCCTATTGTTGAGTTTGCAGAAAAACTTAAACGTACAGGCGATACCGATGATTGGAAAGCAGGTAAGAAAATGGAGCCAAAGTTAAGAACTTTCGCACCGGTTATTGTAAGAGGTAAAGAAAGTGAAGGTGTTAAATTTTGGGGATTTGGTAAGACCGTTTACCAAGACATCTTAGGTTACATCGCTGACCCGGATTACGGAGATATCACCGACCCAATGAATGGTAGAGATATCGTATTAGAAATTACTTCAGCAGAAGAATCTAATGCAGCTTATCCAACAACAACTATTCGTGTTAAACCTTCTCAATCAAAGGTAGCTGATACAGCAGAAGGAATTCAAAGTGTATTAGAAAACCAAAAAGATATTACTGAATTATATTCAGAATTATCTTACGCTGAATTAAAAGGTGTATTAGAGAATTGGTTAAACCCATCAGCAGCAGTAGCTACCGATGATGTTGTTGAAGAATTGGAAGCACCAAAGGTATCCGCACCAAAACAACCATCAGTTGATTTAGGTGGAACATCTGATATTAGTGGTGATTTACCTTGGGAAAAGGAAGAAGCTCCAAAAGCGGCAGCACCAAAAGATGATGTAGCATCTGCATTCGATGATTTATTCAACAACTAAAATTAGTTACAAATGGCCAAAAGAGAAGAAGATTTAGCGAGTATTCTCGCTGATTCTCTAAACAAACAAAATAAGGATGGTAAGATTGCCTACTTCTTAGATGATGATGGGGGCGACGCTCCTACCAACGTTAAGGATTGGTTATCTACGGGTAACGCAATGTTAGACGTAGCAATTTCAAATCGTCCTTATGGTGGTTTGCCGGTTGGTCGTATTAGTGAGATTACGGGTTTAGAGCAGAGTGGAAAATCTCTGCTCTCCGCCCATCTCTTAGCAGAAACCCAAAAGAAGGGTGGTGTTGCAGTACTAATAGATACGGAAACCGCAGTAAGTAGAGAATTTTTAGAAGCAATTGGAGTAGATATCTCAAAACTACTTTACGTTTCAGTTGATACTGTTGAAGGTATCTTCGAAGCGTGTGAAACAATTATTGAGAAAGTAAGAACGGGTGATAAGGATAGATTAGTTACAATCGTAGTTGATTCAGTAGCAGCAGCATCTTCAAAGAAAGAGATGGAAGCTGATTATGATAAAGATGGTTACGCAACTGATAAGGCAATTATCATTTCCAAAGCAATGAGAAAGATTACCAATATGATTGGTCGTCAGTCAATTGCACTTGTATTCACAAACCAATTAAGACAAAAAATGAACGCAATGTTTGGTGACCCTTGGACAACATCAGGTGGTAAAGCATTAGCATTTCATAGTTCAGTTAGATTGAGATTAAAAAGTATGGGTCAATTAAAAGTTGGCGATAGAATCGTTGGTATAAAAGTAAGGACTCAGGTTATTAAAAACCGAATGGGACCACCATTGAGACACGCAGATTTTGATATCTTCTTTGATAGAGGTATTGATAACTACGGAGGTTGGTTGGCAGTTATGAAAGATGCTAAAATCTTAAAGCAAGCAGGAGCTTGGTATGAATACATTGATATTGATACAGGCGAAATTAGTAAATTCCAATCTAAAGATTTCACTAAGATGTTAGAGAACGAAGAACTAAAAGACCAAATCTATCGTAGGATTTGTGAGGCAACCATTTTACAATACAAAACAAATTCGGCAACGGATGAAGTTGAATCAACAACGGACGGAGCAAATGAGTCAGATTAATAAGAAGTATTTAGATATACTAAAACAAATAGATGAGGAACATAAAGGTTTTGGAGATTTGCAACGCAACTCGAAAACCTTAGTTATTGATGGTCTTAATACCTTCATTCGTTCCTGGTCAACCGCACCAAATCTTAACGATAATGGTGACCATATTGGAGGAATAGTCGGTACTTTAAAAAGTATCGGCTACGCCATCCGACTAATTAACCCTACAAGAGTAGTCGTAGTATTCGATGGTAAAGGGGGTTCAAACAGCAGAAAAGAAATATACGCAGGATACAAATCCGAACGAGGCAAGAACAAAATCAAAATGAGATTGAATCGTGCCGCTTCGGTTGAAATGAATCCTGAAGAAGAAGGCATCTCAATGAAACGTCAAATGACAGCATTGGGAGAACTTTTATCTGCGTTACCCGTAACCATTATGATTTATGATGGTATCGAAGCTGATGATGTTATGGCGTATATCGCTACAACATTAAAGAAAGATAACGAAAAGGTAGTGATAATGAGTTCGGATAAAGATTTCCTTCAATTAGTAAACAAAGATGTTAGCGCATATTCCCCATCTAAGAAAAAGATTTACACAATTGATGAAGTAAAAGAAGAATATGGATTTCATCCACATAACTTTATTAACTTCAGAATGATTGATGGCGATAAATCAGATAACGTAGAAGGTATTACCGGATTAGGCGCCAAAACGATTATCAAAGCATTTCCAATATTAACAGAAGAAAACGTTCATACAACCGAATCTATGTTAGAGTACATTGAAACTCTACCAAAGAAATCAAAAGCACATGAATTGTTTGAGAATAATTTGGAAATCTTAAAAAGAAATCGTAAATTGATGCAATTATCAGAACCGGAATTTAGTGGAAATCTTCGTATGAAAATTATGGATAGATTTGATGAAACAATTCCAAAATTTGATAAGCATTCGTTTTTAAAATTAGGATTAAAACATCGTATGTTAGATGCTTTCCCAAATATAAACGATTGGTTACAATCAACATTTTCACATATAAGTAAATTTTAAAAAATAAGTTATGACAGACAAAGTAGCACAACCATTAGGAGATAGAGTTCTTCTAAAAGAATCAGAAAAACAAAATGATAAAACAGCAGGTGGTATCATCATTCCAGATAGTGCAAAATTGGAAGATGTAAAACGTGCGCAAGTTATCAAAGCAGGACCTGGAATTTATACTCAAAATGGAACATTAATTCCAATGAGCGTAACCGAAGGTGATGAAGTAATTTTACCACCATACCATCAGGGTATTGAGGTTAAAGTTAATGGAGAAAAATATACCTTATTAAGAGAATCAGAAATCTTAATGGTATTAAAATAATTTTTAAATTAAAACATGGAGAAAAACTATGAAGTGTATTAAATGTATTAAAGTAGCCAAAGGTTACGAATTAGATGAAATCCGTAGAGTAGCAGATATTGATGCGGATGAAAGAGTAAAAGGTGGTTATTGGAAGTTTATTCCAAAATCAGAATGGAAGTTGGCAACTCGTAAACCGACCAAGTCCGACCAAGTTATCGACCAAGCTACCGACCAAGTAGTTGAGTTATCAATCGAAGAGAAGAAATTAGCAAGAAAGAAAAAAACTAAATAATGGAAGCAGTAGATACATTAACCAAATATGGCCAATCGTATCAATCTAAAGTTGTAGCTTCCCTTATATCAGATGTAAAGTTCTTAGAACAGGTAACTGAAATAACTAAACCAGCTTTTTTTGAATCACAAGCCAACCAATGGATTATTGGAGAAGTTCAACACTACTTCGATGAATTCCGTACATCCCCTACTATGGAGGTGTTTAAGATTAAGGTGGGCGAAGTTGAGGATAAAGTATTAAAGCAGACTGTTGTTGAACAACTAAAGGCTGTATATTTACAGGTTGGTTCTGAAGATTTACCATATGTTAAAAAAGAATACCTTACTTTTGCTAAAAATCAAAAAGTTAAAGATGCCCTTCTAAAATCGGTAGATTTACTCAAAGCAGGAAACTACGATAAGATTATAGATACGATGATGGCAGCATCCAAAGTTGGAGTAGAAAATGACTTAGGATTAGATTACATCGATAATTTCGAATTGATTATGGAAGATGTCAAACGAAATTCAGTATCGACGGGATGGGAAGTAGTTGATGAGTTAATGGATGGTGGATTAGGTCCCGGCGAATTAGGGGTTGTAATGGCACCTTCTGGTATTGGTAAGAGTTGGTTCTTATCAAAGATAGCTTGTTCAGCAGTTCAAAAAGGATTAAATGTTTTACATTATACTTTGGAATTATCTGAAAGTTATGTAGGACAACGATATACAACAATCCTTACAGGTATTCAAACATCCGAACATAAAGAACGTAAAGAAGAAATCGTTCGTAAGATTAAGAATACGCCAGGTAGAGTTCGTATTAAATACTATCCACCACAATTCGCATCTTCAAAAACATTATCAGCTCATATTGAAAAGTTAAAAGCAAGTGGATTCAATCCAAATTTAATTATCATTGATTACGCCGATTTATTAAAAAGCAGTAGTAATAGAGATGGATTATATGCAGAATTGGGTGGTATCTACGAAGAACTTAGAGGTTTGAGTGGTGAAACGGGTATTCCAATTTGGACAGCAACTCAAACTAATAGAGCAGCTATTGACCACGAAGTTATCCAAGCGGATTCAGTCGGCGATTCATATAAGAAAGTTCAAACGGCTGACTTCATTATGAGTGTTAGTAGAAAGACCAAAGATAAATTATCAAACACAGGTCGTATTCATATTGTAAAGAATCGATTTGGACCTGATGGAATGACATTTCCTGCTAAGATTGATACGTTTCACGGAATTATGGATGTGTTTGCAGCTAATTCCGCAGATGGAGTTATCGCAACAAAAGACTCTAAAAATGGAGAAAATTTAGAGAAAAAATTATTACATAAAAAGTATGTGGAGAATATGGGATAACTGAAAAAATGTCATATAAAGTTTTCTAAAGAAAAGAGAAAATTTTAATTTTAGACATATAGTTATACTTACACTTCAAAAGAAAATAGACCAATAATATGAGCAAATTATTTACTGAAAGAATCGCCTACAAACCATTTGAATACCCAGACTACTACAATGAAGGTTGGTTAAAGCAAATGCAGGCATTTTGGTTACATACTGAAATACCAATGCAGGGCGATGTGAAGGATTGGAATGAAAATTTAACAGAAGAAGAAAAACATTTAGTAGGTAATATTCTTTTAGGATTTGCACAAACGGAATGTGCAGTTTCTGACTATTGGACAGGTATGGTTACCAAATGGTTTCCAAAGCATGAGATTAGACAAATGGCAATGTCGTTTGGTTCACAAGAAACAATCCATTCAGTTGCATACTCATACTTAAACGAAACATTAGGATTAGATGACTTTGCAGGCTTTATGCATGATGAGGTTATGAAAGAAAGATTTGAACTTCTTACAAACACAACCGCAGATTGGACTCCCAAAGATTTACAAAAGAATCATAAGGCGAGAGTAGAAGTAGCACGTTCATTAGCAATCTTTTCAGCATTTGCAGAAGGTGTGGCATTATACTCATCATTCGCTGTATTATATTCTTTCCAAATGAGAAATCTATTGAAAGGTATTGGGCAACAAATGAAATGGAGTGTTAGAGATGAATCTCTACATTCAAAAATGGGATGTCAATTATTCAGACATATGTGTGAGGAGTTTCCTGAATTATTGGAGGAAGCTAAAAAGGATATTTACGAAGCAGCACTTATCATTAGAGATTTAGAACATAAGTTCATTGATAAAATTTTTGAAATGGGTGATTTAGAGAATCTTAAAGCAGATGATTTAAAAGAATTCATTACAAAGAGGGTTAATGAGAAATTAGCAGAATTAGGTTATAATCCAATACCAGGAGGAGATGATTACTTTGAATTTGATGAGAAGAAAGCATCCGAATTGGATTGGTTTTATCATCTTACGGGAGGAGTTACACACACCGATTTCTTCGCAATGAGACCAACGGATTATTCAAAAGCAGGAGAAGGTGAAAATTGGGATGATATATTTTAAATTATAAGTTATGAAAAATTACGGAGAAGAATATGGATGGGAAGTAGATGTCGATTTTCCTTATTGGGGAAACAATGAGATATATGTAAAAACCATATCCAAAACATATCTACAAGCCGGCGAAAAGCCAAAAGATGCATATTGGAGAGTTGCTACGGCAGTTGCTAAGAGATTGGATAAACCGCAATTGGCAACAAAGTTCTTTGATTACATTTGGAAGGGATGGTTATGTTTAGCAACACCAGTATTATCAAACACAGGTACTGATAGAGGTTTACCAATCTCTTGCTTCGGTATCGATGTGGGTGATAGTGTTTATGAAATCGGTTCTAAGAACTTAGAATTGATGTTGTTAGCAAAACACGGAGGTGGTGTTGGTATTGGAATCAATATGATACGACCTGCAGGTTCTAAAATCACCGGCAATGGAACAAGCGATGGTATTGTACCATTTGCTAAAATTTATGATTCTACAATACTTGCAACCAATCAGGGTAGTGTTCGTAGAGGAGCAGCATCGGTAAACATTAAAATTGAACATAAAGATTTTGAAGATTTCTTAGAGATTAGAGAACCTAAAGGTGATGTAAATCGCCAATCACTTAACTTACATCAATGTGTTGTAATTAGTGATAAATTTATGAAGAAATTGGAAGAAGGTGATAGTGATGCTCGTAGAAAATGGGGTAAATTATTACAAAAAAGAAAAGCAACCGGCGAACCATATATTATGTACAAAGGAAATGTGAACAAAGCAAATCCTGAAATGTATAAGAAGAATGGATTGAAAGTTCATATGACTAATATTTGTTCTGAAATCGTTTTACATACCGATGAACAACATTCATTCGTTTGTTGTTTGAGTTCTTTGAACTTAGCAAAATACGACGAGTGGAAAGATACTGATTTGGTTTATACATCCACCATTTTCTTAGATGGTGTATTGGAAGAATTCTTACAAAGAGCTAAGAATATGAAAGGATTTGAGAATTCAGTTCGTTCAGCAGAAAGAGGTAGAGCATTGGGATTGGGAGTTTTAGGATGGCACACTTACCTACAACAAAAAGGATTACCATTTGAAGGGTTACAAGCACAATTTGAAACTCGTAAGATTTTTTCTCAATTAAAGATTGAATCTGAAAGAGCAAGTAGAGATTTGGCAAACGAATATGGCGAACCATTATGGTGTAAAGAAAGTGGATTCCGTAATACTCACCTAAGAGCGGTAGCACCTACGGTATCAAATTCTAAATTGAGTGGTAATGTAAGTAGTGGTATTGAACCTTGGGCAGCTAATGTATTTACGGAGCAAACATCAAAAGGAACTTTTATTAGAAAGAATCCTGAATTGGAAAGAGTATTTAAAAAAATAGGTAAAAACACCAAAGAAGTATGGGATAAAATACTTGCAGATGGTGGTTCGGTGCAAGATTTAGATTTTTTAGATGAATGGTGTTTTTCGCAAGGAAAATTAGTTGAATGTAAAGAAGTATCGATAGATGAAAGAGCACATAGATGTAATTCGGTTAAAGATGTATTCAAAACATTTAAAGAAATTAATCAATTAGATTTAGTAAGACAAGCAGGTATAAGACAACAATATATTGACCAAGCAGTTTCTCTAAACTTAGCATTTCCTGCAACCGCAGAACCAAAATGGATTAATCAAATCCATATGGAAGCTTGGAAGCAAGGAGTAAAAACTTTATATTATATGAGAACCGAATCAGTTTTACGAGGTGATATCGCTGCGAGAGCAATGGATGAAACTTGTGTAAGTTGTGAAGGATAAACTTAAATACAATGGCTGAAAATCAATCAACAAAATTCAAAGAATTGACCGAAAAAATTAGAGAAGATAAAACTGATAAACCAAAAGGACCTATTAAGTTCCAAATTCAGTTAAATGAAGAACAAAAAGAAGCTAAAGAAAAGATTTTAAATAACGCCATAACAATACTAAGTGGTAAAGCCGGTAGTGGTAAAACATTATTAGCTTGTCAGGTTGCATTGGATATGTTATTTAAAAAGACGGTAAACAAAATCATTATAACTCGCCCAACGGTAAGTAAAGAAGAAATTGGATTTTTACCGGGTGATTTGAGAGAAAAGATGGAGCCTTGGATGCAACCAATATATTCTAATTTTTATCAATTATATAACAAAGAAAAGATTGATAAGATTTTAGAAAGTGGGCAAGTTGAAATTGTACCATTGGCATTTATGAGAGGTAGAACTTTCTTAGATGCATTTATTATCGTAGATGAGGCTCAAAACTGTACAAACGACCAAATGGAAATGATTACATCTCGTTTGGGATTAAGAAGTAAAATGGTTGTATGTGGTGATACGCAGCAAGTAGATTTAAAATATAGAGGAGATAGTGGGTTCAAATTCTTATTATCAGCTGCAAAGAAGATTAAGGATATGGATTCACAAACATTATTAACCAATCATAGACATCCAGTTGTAGACTCCTTATTGGATGCATATGATGATTTTAAAAACAAAACAAATGGTAACAGTTAAAAAATTTAGCGCCGTATGGTGTGGACCATGCAGAGCATTAGCTCCTGTTATGAACGAAATTAAAGGACAATTTTCAAATGTAAAATTTGAAGAATATGATGTAGATGTAGCATATGAAGAAGCTACTAAATATGGTGTACGTTCAGTTCCAACGGTAATAGTTGAAAAGAATGGGATAGAGGTAGATAGATTCGCCGGAGTACAGTCAAAATTAACATATATTAATTCATTAAATGAAAATTTAAAGTAAAATATTTGTGATTCTCAAAAAAAAGTGTTATATTAGACGTATGTTAAAAGGAGAAGCGCATCCAATGCACAAGCTGACTGAAAAGCAAGTATCTCAAATTAGAGAACTTTGGAAAGTAGGTCATCGTAATGTCAAAGTATTGGCTAGAAACAATGGAGTTTCGCCTGCTAACATTAAAAAAATAGTTACAAACCAAACGTGGACACATATGATAAAGTGGCCATACGAAAGGTAATAGTTATGTCAAACGAAGAAATCATTGAAGAAATTCTAGTAGAAGCTGCTGGATATGGATTACGAATTGAAGTTTTGGATACTGCAAGAAAATTGTTAGAAGAAAATCCAAAAATGGAAAGAATTAATGCATACGAAGAAGCTTATAATGAATGGATAAAATAGTTATATGAAGGTAGATGGAAAAGATTATTGCGATATATCCAAACTTTCAATCAGATTAGTAAGTAAGGATATAGCAAAAGATATTATAGTTAATAACCATTATAGTGGTATATGGACAAAAGTATCTTATGCAATAGGACTATTTCATATATCAAACGATGAACACAAATTCTTTGGTGGAGTAAACGAAAAACTTATTGGAGTAGCTTGTTATGGTGACCCGGTTGGCAGACATTCGGGCGCATCCATTTCGGAACTATTAGATAGAACGGAGGTTTTAGAACTTACCCGTTTATTTGTATTTGATGGATATGGTAGTAATATTGAAAGTTGGTTCGTTGGTAAATCATTCGAATGGTTAAGAGAAAACGCATCACATATCAAAGCATTAGTATCATATTCAGACCCAAAGGTTGGACACTTAGGAACAATATATCAAGCAACCAATTGGATATATCAGGGAAATAGAATCAGACCAAATGATAGTTGGAGTTTTAAATGGAGTGAGATTGATGAATGGCATCATAGTAGAACTTCATATGTAAAATATGGAACTAATGACCCAAAGATAATTCAAACAATGGTAACATCTCCATTTTGGATTAAAAAAGAACCACGCAAACATAGATACGTTTATATTTTGCTAAATGGAAAAGAAAAAAAGAAATTATTTAAATCATTAAAATACCCATCTCTACCTTATCCGAAACTCAATACTGAATTTGTGGAAGAGATATTTAAATTAGAGCCAATAAACTAAAGTTATGAAAGAAGAAGGCAAAAATTATTGCGATACATCCAAAGTATATATTGCACCAATTAGTAAAGATGTAGCAAAAGATATTATCGTAAAGAAACACTATACACATGCTTGGACAGCTTGTAGATATGCATTGGGTATTTTTTATAAAATGGATGAAACCAATGCACTAGGTGAAGATAATAAGTTAATTGGATGTTTAGTTTATGGATTTCCCGTTGGAGCAAGAGCAGCAACTTCTATTTCAGAGTTACTTACAAAAGATAACGTATTAGAATTAACTCGTCTATATTGCGATGATGGATATGGTTCAAATATTGAATCATATGCAATGGGACAATCATTCAAATGGTTTAGAGAAAATGATTCAGCAATCAAAGCACTTATTTCTTACGCCGATAACGGACAAGAACACTTAGGTGGCATTTACCAAGCAACCAATTGGATTTATCAGGGGTTAAATACTGATATTGCACTAATGCCAAATTATGGTATTTCACTATCAAATGACCCATTCAAATGGATTCATAGTAGGACTGTGTTTACAAAATGGGGTAGTGGTAATTTAGAACATCTTCGTAGAGAAATTGGTAAGGATGGTTACAAAGAATTTTGGAGAAGAGAAGAACCACCGAAGCATAGATACCTACAAATCATTACTGCTGATAAGAAAGAAAAGAAAGCAATTATGAAATCCTTTAAGCATGAAATTAGACCTTATCCAAAAGATACTCGTGCTTTCAATAAGGATATCCAAAATTGGAAAACAATCGCACCCGAAACGGAAATAGATACCAAATTTTGGTAATATCTAACTAATTGATTATCAATAGGTTGGATAAATATGTCCAAAATCTTTGGTAATATCGAATATAATTCGTATATTTGTTATACAAATGAGAGATAACTCATTAACATCGGAGGAGACCCCCTCCAAAAAAAATCAAAGGGAGAACACCCTATTAAATCAAAGGTAACAGTGACACCTTAAGTCACATAAAACAAAATCAAAATGATTAAAAAAACAATCGAAGCAAAAGTAGTTCCCGCTACGCTTGAAACTATTAGAAAGTACTCGGGTAAAATTTATGTAGATGAAACAAATTTACAAAGATTAATTGATAAATGGTCAGACCAGATAGCATCAGACCATATGACTGCATGTTTGAAAGGACATTCAAACATTTACACAATCGTATTAATTAGTATTAATGGAGTTATTAATTATTGTGAACAACTTATTCAAAGTTATGATGAAGGTTCTGCGCAATATGAATCTGTAAAAGATACTTTGGATTATTTAAACAATATTAAATCCAAAGGATATGAATATATAAATGTTGATGGACAGCATAGAACGGATTGTTATACTAGATACTTATCTAACCAATTCGTAATTAAACAATCGGTTGTAAATGAAATCCAAACCGATAAAGGCATCTTTGTTGAAGATTTAAAAGATAAGAAATTTAAAGAACTTCGTAAAGAAACGCAAGATGAAGTATTATCTACTCCACTTACATTAGTAGTAGTTAATTCAGGAACATTAAATGATTTGGTTGATATTACAATTTACACCAATATAGGAGAACCTTGGAATAAGCATGAGATGCGAGTTATTATTCCATCTCAATTTAATAGGTCTTTGCATGAATTTATGGCAAATAATCCATTATTAACTGCTATGTTTAAACATACTAAGAAATTGGATGGTGATTATTCTTTAGTTAAAAAAGGCGATTCTTTAATTATATGTGAATGGTTTGCGTATCACTATAATGTAAAACAAAACAACATTTATTTATGGCCAAAGGAAACTACTTTGAATAAATTATGTTCAATTGAAGGCCTTGATAATTTTACTAAAGCTAGATTCACCGAAGCTAA